ACGAGGCCTATGGCCCGTCAGATTGTAGGGATCGTGGGGTTTACGTGCCTGACCAGCAGGGATGTTTAGAGACTACGAAATTGGAAGGAGGTACCTTGGGAACTAGCCCTAGTCGGTACTCGTTTGATGACTCATTGGTCAGACGGGGAATCGCAAAAACTAAGGGAAAGTTCAGGACTGTTACTATGCAGTCCGCAAGGGTTAAGAAAATACTCCGACCGATTCACGAGACTCTTTACGACCACCTGAGCAAATCAGGTTGGCTGGTAAGAGGTGACGTCTCGCGTGAGGACTTCGAGGCCGTCTTCAATGACGTGCGGAAAGGCGAAAAGGTAATAAGTGGTGACTATACTGCAGCCACTGACAATATTTACCAGGAAGCCGTAACCGCCATTGTCGACGTTCTCGCGGAATCGTGCTTCTTGAGCGAGGAGGAAAGAAAGGTACTTGTCGGTTCTTTTACGAATCTCCGGTGGGTAGGTAGTGGCTATTGTGATCTTGATGTCGAAGACCGCCATCACGCAACACAGCACCCCATTAAAAGGGGGTCAATGATGGGAAACTTGGTAAGTTTTCCTCTTCTGTGTTTGCTGAACAAGGCGTGTTTCGACATAGCCACCGATATCTACCACGGAGAGGGCGAGAGAAGAATCGGCAGGTTTAATGGCGATGATTGTTTGTTCGCCGGAAGTGAAGGTTTTTTTGCGCTTTGGCGTAGGATAACCGGATCCTACGGTCTCGTCGTTAACGAGGAAAAGACAGGGATAGAGGACCACTGGGCTGACCTTAACAGTCAGCCTTGTTCGTCGCTTCGAAAAGGACTTAATCCTAAACCTGTTCTCGGTTTCCTCCGACCTTTCCAGAAGCAGGCTGACGGTATGTTGAAAGACGTGTGTGACAGCATTAAGGGTTTACGCCGGGATGTCCAGGCGTGGATCCTTAATGTCGCAATGAGACACGAGATCTCCTTGAGACCTCTGTGTGTCACCGATCTTCCTAGGCGTACCGTACAGTTCCTACTCAAGAAGTCTTGGTTCCGCCGCGCGATTTTTTTGGGACCTGCCCCTACAAAGGAAATGGGAGTTAAGAGAACCCCCGACGTTGTTGTCGCAAACCCCCCATATGAGGAACTCTATGAGTTCGTGACTCAGTGGGGGAGACTAGAAAAAAAGAAGTTTGTCGAGGCTTGGGAGGGAGTACCGTTGCACGGAGGTGCTCCTCACCCTACATTGCCAGGAATGGTGATAAAGGGTGGCCCTCATCAAGTCCTCCTTGACTCGAAAAACTTCATCGAGAACAATAAAGGGGTCCCGACTCCCCCACAAAAAAAGAACCTCGGTGTCGAGGTGTTCTGGCAATTCGTATGGCCTTCGGAGGCTTATCAATTTATCTCTGAGAGATACCCCGAATGGATCCTTACGGACGAAGAATGCCTGAACACCTCGGAATTGACCGATCACCCGTTCCTCCAACCTAAGACTAGGTTCGTGGAGGTAGGTGACACACCGTGGTTCGCCGAAAAAAAAAGAATTCTTTTCTCACCGCCATCCCTCCCGTTGTCATT